GAGGTGGAGGAGGAGGTGGAGGTGGTGGGCAAGTTCCAGTCTGCCAACATGGTGGGCGTTCACAATGTGGGTATACGCCGCCATATAAACAATCTACGCATGGTGGTTGTCCAGGTCCACCGCAAGCATTTGGATCGCCATCAGTAAGTTTTGCCATGGAGGGATCATCAAATGGCATTGCAGAAAATGGAGAATTAACAACAACTTGTTGTACTTTTAAATCATTGAACGTGGGATAATATGCAGTATCTGGAACTAATGCTTCTTCATCCAATTTTTGTAAATTATTGGATAAATTTTTAATACGAGTTTCTAAACTCTCAACTAATTTTTTATAATAAGATGTATTATCCATCATATGTATTTATTAAACAAAAACTCGCCAATTTCTTGGCGAGTTTTTGAAACAAAACTTTTTTTATATCAGCGTCCTGCGCCTCTTCTACTTCTTGCGCGCATTGATGCTGGACCTGCTTGGTAAGCTCCACCTTGACCGTATTGGCCAAGATATTGATTGACGGCGTCCATATTGCCGGAACCAAGGAGTTGTCCTAATTGAGCACCACTGAATGCACCTGGAGAACTATTTCGTGGTCTTCCTGGACCAACATCAGAAGCATAACCTGCTCTTGGTCTGGCAGCTGCTACTGAAGGTCCGGTGGAAATATTTGCTGATCCTTGTTGTGCGTAAGGGAGTGACCAATTTTGTAAGACATTAGAGGTGTTTGCACCACCGCCTAAAGCCATTCCCAAATCAGCTCCATCAACTCTTCCGTCACCATTATAATCTCCGGGGACTCCACCGCCATAGCCTGGGCCTTCGGCTTGTCCGCCTGCGGCAAAGCCTGGATCTTCATCAGTTGATTGGACTCCTCTAGGGCGATTTCTGATTACGGTTGGGCCGCTGGAACGGTACATAGCTGGACCTGCTTGGTAAGCTCCACCTTGACCGTATTGGCCAAGATATTGATTGACAGCATTCATGTTGCCGGAACCAAGGAGTTGTCCTAATTGAGCACCGCTGAATGCACCGGGAGAACCGGCTCCGCCACGCATTGGGCCGGTGTCCATTCCCATTGCTCCTCTGCGATTTGCAGCCATAGAGGATACAGCTTCGTTGATCATTCTTACTTCATTTTCCAATTGGTTGGCTCGGTGTTGAAGTTGTTCAGATAAATTTTTGTAGTAGTTTGTTAAGTAATTCATTATTTTTCCTATTCTTTAATATTTATTATTTTTTATTTTTACTGTTTAAAATTCTATTTACTACTTTTCCTTTATATACTCCAGGAATAGTAAATTCTTTAATTTGTTCTTGTTCTTTTTTAATTTTCTTTGCAAATGCTGTTGCTGGGTCTTGGGTTGTATAGGTATCTTGCGGTAAAGTTTGAATTGGTTCTGGGTAAGAACCATTGTCTACATCAGAAAAAAGACCCCATTGGTTTAATATGCTTTTTAAATTTTGGCTGTCACGAATTGCAACTGCATCATTTACAGCTTTCCATGAAAGATAACCGAGCTCTTGTGGATCTAAATTTTGATATGGATCCATACGATAATTTTGTGAGTATTTATTTACAAAGTCTCTTGTAGCCGAAAATTCGACATCACCATAACCAAGACCCATTCCTAGTCCAATATTATTAGACAGTATTGGTTTTTGTGGTTTTTGATCAAAAGTAAACGCACCAAGCTGGACACCAGCTAACTCTGCTGCGGTTTTATTAATAATTGATGGGTTAGCTATTACAGCATCCGAGTTTCCACCCTGAATGCCTGAAATAAATCCTCTATTTTGTGCCCAAGCTCCTACTTGACCATTGAATGCTGGGTCCAATCCACTTCCATCGACAGATACGCCGCCGCCAGAAACTTCATTTAATTCTTGATAATTTTTAATTTGTTCTTGCAACTCTAAAATTTCACTTTCAAGTTTTTTATTAAGTTGTTCGTATAAGTGTTTCATTGTTTATCCTAGTGTTTTTCCAAATACTTGAAGTAAAATTGGATTTAAGTCTTTTATATTTTTGTTATACAAAGATTTTAAAAGTTGTTTTTTAATTTCTTTCTTCCATTGTTCTAAACCAACTTGAGTTGGTTCAGCAATGTGACTGATTTCCATTTGAGTATTATATAAATTACCCTCACTAATTTTTTTCATATCAATCTTTTTTGTTGCGTAATTTTCTTAAAGTTAAAGCTAAACGAGCGCGTTTGCCCATTTTTCCACCTTTTTCAGCAGCCTTTTCAAGTTTACCTGATGGAATGTTTTTTCCTTCTTTTGTTTTCATAGACTTACGAAGAGCACCTGGTTTCTTGATAGCTTCTTGAATCCATTGTTTCTTTTCATTGAGGGCATATTCTAAAAGAACATCATTATCCTCAAATAAATTTTCAATTATTTCATCAGCAATATCAATTTCTTCTTGTAGTTGATTAACTTGTTGAATAAGATTTCTTAGTTGAATAAGTGTTGGGTCCATGAAAGTATTTATAAATATTAATACCATGTACGACAAATACTTTTTAGGAAATACCTTCAGCACAGGATCTGGCGCACGATTACCAAAACACAAAGGAATTTTTATTACTTCCGGTGTTTGTGCAGGTTCAACATTTTACATTGTAAATTCTCAAGGAAATACATTTGCAATGAATGTTATATTCCCTGCAGGATCTAATGTTTTCCCAATGCAAGTTTATTCAGTTTTAAGTCTTGCAGCTGGTCAAACAGGCATATATTTAAATTAACTATTTGCTAGCAAATTAGCAATGTGTTGTAAATGCCCCATTCCGTATTTCTTTGGAGCATTTTTTCTTATTCTGTCTGTATCCGCATCCATTTCTGCATGAAGAGTGTCAATAATTTCATCCCCTCTTCTTTCTAAATTTGCAGCTCTGGTAATTTCATTTGGTGACATATTACCAAAATTTTTAGCTGGTGGATAAACTTGTTGTTGGGACATTCCTTCTTGGTGTGCCCATGGGAAAGTTGGCATTCTTGATGGCGCCTCACCTCCCATATGCCAATCTTCAGCGTCTTGCTTTACATCTTCTGCGTTTGCAGAACCATCATTATTGAAGTCTTGGATTTTTAAATCTCTAATTTTACGATACATTCCTACATCTGCACCAGCACGTTGAAGAGATTGTTCAAATGGATTCATTTGTTGTTCAACCAATTTTGCCTCGGACAATAATTTGCTCTCTAAGGCGGCTTGATTTAATTGGTGAATCCAAGAATACTTATTAATTTTCTTTTGCATAAAAATATTTAGATTTGACTTTTTCTTGATGTGGGTTATAATATGTTCATGGAAGGAATACATGGTGCTGGAAAAGGCGATTCATATCGTCAAGTAAATTACGAAGTTTATTGTAAAAATTGGGATAAAATTTTTAATAAACCCAAGATCAAAAAGAAGAGAAACAAAAAGGTTGACAAACCAAAGAAATAACATATATTGTAAGTATGCCTAATTCAAAAACACGCATTGTTAATCGTAAACACAAAAAGCGTAAAGAGCGTATTGCTCGTCAACGCGCCGAGGCATTAATGAATGCCAAAGTTGGATCACTTCGCAAGCTTGACGCGATTGGCCAACTACCCATTTCTGTCAAGCAAACGAGATTGCCAAATGGCTAAAACTGATACTGTTATGACTATTGCTGAGGTTCGTAAAAAGTATGATTCCATCGATTGTTTTTTTACTTATTATGATGGTGAAAAATCTACTTTTGATTTTTATGGAACCGATGCATCTGGAAATGAAGTTCGTATTTCTCTTGGTGGTTGCTCTGCTTGGATTAAACACTTATCATTTGGTGTAAATGATCCACTAAATATTAGTAGTGCTCTTGAGCGCCATGTTCGTTACATTTCTGTTACCAACAATCGTGGCAAAGTTGTTTACGAACAATTTTTGGACACTAATTAAGGAAAATTATGAATAACTCCGATCACAATGATTTTAACAGTTGGCAAAATGATGATGAAAACGACATGCGTAATCCAAATAATTGGATTCCAAAAGGTGGTTTTTTTTATTATGGACCAATGAGCGATGATTTTAAAAAAATGTGGAATGAACAAAATAATCAAGATAATTTTATGGATTATCTAAAAGATTATCTTAATTTTTCTAATCCAATTGAAAAGTTAGAAAAAGCTGACAAAAATAAAAAGCAACCAAAAATTTCAAAAAATAAAACAACCATTTTTTCACAAGATGATTATCTAAAATTAATTGAAATTCGTGGCTATCTTGCGATCAACGAGCAATTTGCTCATGTAAAAGCACTAGATAAATTGCTCAGTCAAATTCAAATTATTCCAAAGGATTCAAAATGAGTGAATACATTCCAGGTTCTCCTTACAATGAAGGTTTTCAAGCTCGTATGAAAGGTGTTTCAAAAAATACCTGTAATGTTGAAAATCCTGTTTATCAACAAGAATGGTTAACTGGTTGGGAAGACGCCCATACTAAGATTATAGAAGAAGCCAGAAATAATAATGGTGGTTGTAGCAAACCGAAGTGCTGTAAAAACTTTATTCAAGATTAATTAAAGTTTACCACCACGTAACATTTTAGTATACATGTCATTTGTTCCAAACTTGATGCCAGTTAAACGGCTCATGGTTGGAACAAAACTTTTTTGAGCACTAGTTGGTATTATACCACCTTTCGGCATAATTCCTAATTGTGCTGATTTAGAGAGAGCTTTTTTTGTTCCACGTATATTTACTTCACCGGGATAAGCAAAAGATCCTGGTCTAGTGGAGCTTCCACTTTTATGATACATTTGTTCAACATATTTTCTGGTTAAAGGCAAATTTCCAGAATCTATATGACTTATACTTCCATCATCGTCGTGAAATGCTACGAAGCTATTTGATGTTTTTGCTACTTTAGGAAATTCTTTTGATGAAAATAAACCTTTTCCATCAATTTTATCTTTAAACTGCCATCTACCTCTACCGCTTTTCATATCAACATTTATATCTTTTGATATAAGAGAATCTTTAATTGTTAAATCATTAGGATTTGTTGATGCTACATGCGGGGCATTTATATTAAGTTCTCCCTTAGCGGTTTGTATTTTAAAATTTCCAGTTTTTTTTCCATCTGAATGGTGATTTATTAATAAATCAGAAAAAGTATTTTTAAAATTTGATACAGGCACAGATAATTCTTTTTGTGTATCTAATTCTGTAATTTTTATATTGTCTTCATCCGTTAATCCGTGACTGTTTACCATATGATTGGATAAAAAATTTCCAATACCTTTATATTGTGCTGTTCCAAATTTAGATTGGTTTAATTGCCCACGTTTTGCTTCAATTAATAAATCATTATATCCATCGACTATTTCTTCAGCCAAAGATTTTTTATTCGCTTTCGGCAACCAATAAATTTCACCAGTTTCTTCATCTTTTACAGCCATTCTTGCATTTGGATTTCTGTGCCCAAATCTTCTAAGATAATTTCCGGTTGGGGACTTGGGATAATATTTACTGGCTTTGAATAATTTAAACTCATTATTTGGAACATTAAACATTTCAACTGCAGCAATCATGTTTAAGGGTTCTGATCTAGTAAACATATCTCCCATTCGGGGGTCATAACCAGATACACCGCCTTTATTTGCCTCTGGTGCTTCTGCAGGAACTCCAAGAGCTCCAGCCCCTCCTCCTGTAGCCATATCTTCTAATAATTCAAGATAGCTAACTGTCCCTTCACTCTTTAAAAGAATTTCTGCTTCAACCAGCACATTAAATTCTTCGCCAGACAATCCATGCTGTTCTGCTTCTTCTGAAAATATTTGCATAGTTCCAATAAGATTGCTCAGTTTATAACGGGTCATTCCCGGAGGAAGTTGTTCAAATATTTTTTTAAGTTTTATGATAAAATATTCAAAGGGATCAATATTACTTTCACTGGTCTTTATGTTGCCACTTTCATCGATTGCACCATTTCGATAGGCATCTAAAGATGTATATGGATCTGCAATTGCATTTGCAAACTTGTAAAAATAAAATGATGGAATAAATTGTAATCTGCCCATTTAAAATATTTAGTCTGCTGGGCTGTTTAACTTTCTATCTACTCTGGGATCAGTATTTATTTTATTGTATGGGGCCTCTGGCATATTCCCCACGTTAAATTCTAAATGGACTAAAAATGATTTTAAATAAGAATGCAACTTTGGTTCAAGTTTAAAAAATAAAATGCGAGCGCAATTTTGCTCGCCAAAAACATTTTTAAGTATTATTATGTGATTTAAAATTAACCGTTCTCGTATAGACTTTAAAGTTTTATACTTATGAATTTTTTGAATAAGTCTTTTAACGTACTTAATTCTTTTTAAATCATCTACGAATTCATTTCTACCACTGCACTCTGGATTAAAATATTTTTCTTGACAGAAAACACTAAAATTATCTTCTGTCAGTGGCAAAAATTGATGTTTTTTATTTTTATCAGTGGGCACAACCACAGTCGGATTCCACATTATCAGGAATAATCACCATTTGAACCCTACGTAAATGATTTGGTTGTTTTACTACATTTACTGACAATACAAGACCGTGGCCTAACTTTTCAGTAATCCCATCTTGAGAAAATCCAACCTCGTCAACATTTTGATATGGGGTCATTCCATAAACACCAATGTATGGGCTTCCATATTGATACAATTTAATTTTTGTTTCACCATCTGGCAAAGAGTTTGTTTGTTGGAAATCAAAACCAAAGTGATTTAACTTTTGTTTTACAATGTTGAGAATTGCATCTGGATCAACAAAATCTTTTTGTCCCATTTGGTATAGCAAAGCATTGATTGCGTCTAAAGATCTAGGAAGCTTAATATTAAAAGTTCCTTTATCTGTTAGTGCGCTTGGAAGCTTTGGTGCAGAAGGATCACCGATGAATAAACCTCCACCGAAGGTCTGTTCACCAGAATTCTCATAAATTGGTCCAGTAATTTTTAAAAGTTCTTTAAATTTCATGGTCTAGTATATTTAGCGATTTTTATTTATTAAACCGTATAAGTTTGGGTTATATTCTTTTTTTGCAATATCTTGTATGATATTATCAGCAATATTTTCCGATAGTGATTTCCACTTACCGCCTTTGCCTTTATAGCATTTTGCGGCCCATGCATTTGCATATGCTGATGGATATACATCAAATTTTTTCTTTGCTTGTGCAATGCAAGAAGACCACTTTTTAGGGTTCTTTGGTTTGTTTTTAGCTTCTTCTAAGCAATGTAGATCTTCTTTTAACATAGCAGAAACTGGTTTAGCACTCCAGGTTTTGCAAGCCCAATACCTTGCTTTCCACCTTGGGCCTGGATTATCACAGTTATGCCTTGCTCTAAAGTTTTTGCGGCGAGCTGGATCGTCTCGTTTGATTTCCATGTTGGGATCGCCAAAGTTTACTTTTACAACATTTCCTTTATCGTTTCTGACGTAAACCTTGTACTTCTTAACATCGCCTCTCATTATCTTGTTGAGTTTAACATTGCCCTTTTCGCTTTCATGTATTTCAATTTTTTCACCAAATTCATTGAAGGCACTGTCTTCGACATTATCAATGAACCCCATCACCGTCTCTGGCAAAAAGGATTCTTGAATCTCTGTTCCATATTCATCAGTCATGGCAACAATATAATTTCCATTTTCTTTGTGAATAGAATCTATATCAAAAATTTGGCCAGACTCATTGATGATTATGTCACAAGGAAGTAATTCTTTTGCCTCTATAGATGAAAAATTCATTTCAAATACATTTGATATACTTTCTACAATAAAACTGTCATAGGACTCTTTTACTTCGGTGACACCAGTTTTAACAAATACTGGTTTTTTACCTTTTCCTTTAACATCACCTTTTTGGCCACGATTTGCTTTTTTCTGGGCAACTCTTTTTCTACGAACAAAAGATCCAATTTTTTCTTTACCTAATGTCTTTGCTTTTTGCTTACTCAGACATGCTGCGTAGGGTTCACCTTCTTCTGCGTCACCGCATTTGCCAACTCTTTCTCCCTTTGTGTTGTAGCGATCCCATCCCGGACCACCACCCGCAGATTCTTTATTGAACCATTTGCCAAGACCGGATTTGGCATATACTTTTTCTAAAAGAATTTGAATTTCTTTTTTATTCATTTCCAATCCTTATCTTGCTTTTCACCTTTTCTGTGACCATTGTCTGACCTATTTTTAGATTTATGTCGTAGACGTAGATTATTTATACCATTTGAACCACCGTTACGAAGGGGTTTTTTATGGTCTACGTCCATATCAGAACCTTTTTTTACTTTACCTTTTCTGATCAAAGCTTCTCTTGCTGCGGTTCTTTTGGATCTTTCTTTTCTTTGTTTTGGTTTTCCGTGGTAATTCCTATATTCCATTTTGTAATCTCTTACATATTTTTCATATAAATTTGAGTTATAAGAGTTTAAAATATAAAGAATTAATTTTGGATAATCAGTTGCTTTTTCTAATAAATTGCTGTAAATTTGTTTTAAAGTAGAAGTATCTTCATTTAAAACGTTGGGGTTTAGTAAAAAGTTTGCTTCCTCATCTGTAATTAATTGTGTTTTTACTAACTTTGATAATATAAAATTATTAGATAATGCTTCAACTAATATATCATTTACTAATAAATTTAAGTTTTCTTGGACTTCCAAAGAAAGCAACTCTGTTTTTTCTACTGGTATTTTCACATACTTTTTGCCAATTTTTACGTAATTGTATTGAACTACATTTATTTCTTTAGGAGAAAACCCAGGAATCAAACTTGCATTGATATCAAAATCCATGTTCTGCGCTGCTTGGTTGAACGCCAATTCCAATGGATTTATTGAATCTCTTGGAATAAAAAAGTTTTCTATATTTGTTTTTTTCTTTTCTTCTTTTTGTTCTACAACAGTAACAAATCTATTCAAAATTGTATTTTCTTTTTTAGATTTTGAAATATTGTCTGAGCTAATTACACCTTTGACTGGTTTTATTGAAACTGTTGCTGTTTTTGCTACTTCTGCAAAATAATCATCACTTAATGGGAATATTCCATTTTGTGTAATTAAATGTGATGGTGCGTTTTCTTTTTGTTTTATTAAATCACCACGATAATACATTTTTAATATATTTTGAACAAAAGAATTTACAAATTCAGATTGTTTTTTATTTGTATTTTTAAACAATCCTGGTAATTGTTTAGAAATATCTTCTTTATAATTTTCAAAAGATGCGTATTTATTGAGATTTCCTTTTTCATCTACAACCATTCCGATGGATTTTCCTGTAGCATCTACCATTGGACTTGTTTGCAGAATTTGCATAAATTCTGGATTCTTTTTAACTTCTTCAAAACGATCTTTGCTAAGAAGCATGTTTGCATATTTTGTACCAACGCCTTTTATGCTTTCTGCAGCACTTGCCATTTTAGGATCTTTCATGGCATTTGCATCTGTAAAAGATTGGGCTATTGATGTTGCAATCAAACCTCTAAAAGTTTTTGATTTTTGATCAAATTTATCTGTAGTAAGTAAAAACTCTCCGCCAGCAGAAATTTTAAATTTATAATCACCGCATTCCATATCAACACCACCCTCAGACATAACTGGATTGTTTCCAGTTTCAACTGCTGATACAAGTGTTTGGATGCACTGTTCACCCAATTGCGAAAGAATCTTTTTAGCTTGCGCAAATGCTACTTTTGTAAAATCAAAAGCATTTGGTGCTAATGCGGCATATGATTCAATTTCTTGTTCGGAAGCCCCGGCTTTTACCTTTGAGAGGAAGAGTAAAGCATTTATTACTTGTTGATTATAGGAAGTAGAGGTTAAAGTATTGATGCCAAACATTGTTGACAATCTTTCAAAAGTCAGATTGTCAAATGCCGTGTTTGATGTGGGCTTTCTGGTCTGTAAAAAATATTCTTGTCTAACATCAAATGGAACCTGAGCCAATTGCTCTGGTGTCATTTGTGCCATTAATTGAAAAATATCTTTTTTAGAAAGTTTATTGGCTTGTTTTTTTGATGCTTGTGCGGAAGGAACTTCTTTTTCTAGTTCTTCTCCTTTTTTCTTAGCTTCTGCAGCTTCACCCGCATCACCTCTTCTTGTTTCCTTTGCTTGGGATTCGCCGGATTTTTCCCCTTCTTTTTTCTTTGTATCTGAGGCTTCTTTTTGTTTAATATTTCCAAACAATAATTTGGATGCGCCTGTTTGTTCAAATTTTGGATCTCTAGTTAAACTTTTAGCCTCTTCAAAAGTTACTGAATCGGTTCTACTTATTCTTTGGTGTTTAGATTTATCAAATGAATCTTTAAAAATTAATTGCACAGCACCTGAAGCAGTTTTTACTGGAACAATTTCTTTTAATAATTGTTCTTTTGATTTTTGGCTTCTGGGAACTTGTTGAGATCTTTCTGCTCTTTTGCGGGCAGCGTCTTTAGCCTTTTTATCTGGTGAATCACTAACGGCCCTTTCCTTTTTCATGGCCTCACCAGTAGTTCTAAAAGAATCAGCCTTTGTACGGCTTTCTTCCATTAAATTTAATATTATATCCTTAAAGTTCATTTAAATTATTTATGATACAAATTATGGGTCTAAAGGATTAAATAATTTTAATCCTTTGTAACTTTTCATTTTTCCTATCGCTACTTTATAAAGATTAGACTTATTTATATTGTTTAATCTTGCATATTCGGCTATATTATCAATGTGAAAAACTTCTTTTGTATCTATTCTTTGGAACGTAGCCCCATTAAAAGATTTGACTTTTTTGGGTTCTTCTTTTTTTTCCTTTAAGTAAGATCCTGGAGTGGTTTTTACTTCTCTTATTTCAGATGCAGTCCAACCTTTATAAGTCTTACGTTTTCCATTCATCAATTCACAAATTTTTACAGGGCTTAATCCATTTTCTTTTCCAAACTGGGTCATATTTTCAAAAAATACTTTTTCTCCGGTTTCAACTTTTGCAAGCCAATACCCATTATTAACTCTTGTTTGGCTAACCCACTTCCAGTATTTTCCTTGTTTTTCAAAAAATCCCCCATTATCTTTAATAAATTTTTCTCTGAATAAAGATGATTTTGAGTTATCATTCATCCTTAACCAAAGTGGTGAATTTTTTCTATTTACTTGTTCTTCAAGTGTTTTGAGAATTCGAATTTCCATATTTTACTATTGCCTCCTTTAAACGCCTTACATATTTAATTGGTTTATCTTGAAAGACTTGTCTTAAACCATCTTCACATGCAACAAGAATGGCAAAGTTGTCTATAACTACTCCGGTTCTTTCTTGATACATTAATGCATATGCTGTTGCTTGCATAAAGTAATTATCGATATCTTGTTCTCTTTTTTCTTTTGTGCTTGCCTTAAAATCTATTATTGATAATTTTCCATCATATTCGGCAATACAATCTGTTCGACCAGCGAGACCAAGTATTTTAGACCAAAGAGGGCTTTCTAATGCAACAATATTATCTATCTTGTCTATCTCTGGTTTTAATAATAGAAAAAGAGCCTTCAAATTTGAATTTTCCGCATCCAAATCTAAAGGCTCATTCATTATATACTTTTCAATTAAACTGTGGAACTTTGTTCCCCTACTAGTCACTCTCTTGCTTTCTTCTGGATTTTTTCTTCTCCATTCAGCAAAAAACTTTTGTTTTTGAAATCCAACAACAGTTGTTACACTAGGAAATTCACCATCTGGTGTAGAATAAAATCGTTTCCCGTTTTTATCTACTTCTGTTAATTTTATATCTGTTAATGGATTATTTAAATGTATAAATTGTTTTTGAATAGACACAGTTTTATATTATATCATCTAATTCTTGTTGTGCCAGCAAATTTTCCTAAAACTTTTGCTAGATAAAGTCCTATATCACTGCCAGTCAAATTACCACTTACATCGGGCATATACAATCCAGTTTTGGGAGATTGTAAATTTGGTCCTCCTGGCAAACTAAATGGAGGTTTGGGTGGAGGTGGTGGCGAAGGTGGTTGGGGAGGTGTTGGTGCGGGTGCCGGTGCTGGAGCTGGTGCCGGTGCGGGAGCAGGGGCTGGAGGAGAAACAGGAACCGGTGGAGGAACTGGAGCTGGTGGAGGAACTGGAGGAGAAACAGGAACCGGTGGAGGAACAGGAGCTGGTGGAGGAACTGGTGGTGAAATCGGAGCTGGTGCAGGTGGTGAAACCGGAGCTGGTCTGGGTGGTGAAACCGGAGCTGGTGCAGGAGCTGGTGCAGGTGGTGAAACCGGAGCTGGTGCAGGAGCTGGTGCAGGTGGTGAAACCGGAGCTGGTGCAGGAGCTGGTGCAGGAGCTGGTGGCGCTACTGGAGCTGGAGCTGGTGGCGATAATGGTTTTGGAACCCTTGGTATTCCTGGTTCTGGTCTTGGTGATCTAGGTGTTGGACTAGGTTCTGTATCTGGCTTTGGTGGAGTTCTTGGAACTGGTTTACCATCACCCTCTTCTTCATCGGGGGCTTTAGGTTCATCTTCATCGGGAGCTTTTGGCTTTTCTTCATCAGGAGCTTTTGGTGGTCCCTCTGGTTCTTGTTCCGGAGTCTTTGGAGGTCCTTCTGGTTCTTGTTCCGGAGTCTTTGGAGGTCCTTTTGGCTCTGGTGTTGGCTGAATTGGTTCAGGTTTTGGCGTAACTGGTGGAGCTTCAGGTGTGGCTGGTGGCTTAAATGGAATAGGCTCCGGTGGTACTGGATAAGGTACGGGAGGCTCTTCAGATGGCGGTCTAATTGGAATTGGTGCTGGCGGCTCTACATCTGGTTTTGTTGGCGGAACACTTGGCTCTTTTGGTGCATTGGGGAGATCGGGTTCTTTGGGAAAAGGAATTGGTGCAGGTGGTTCGACATCTGGTTCTCTTGGCAATCTTGGATATTCTGGTACTTGTTCAGGTGTTCTGGGTTGTGGAACTGGTACTGCTGCTCCTTCTGTTCCGGTCGCTCTAAGCGGAACAGCCTCTGCTGTTTCAATTCTTGCCAAAACTGCTTGAGGATTCTCACCATCTACTACTGCGCGAACTACATTATCTGCATTTTTTACACCAAGTTTTGTTAATGTTTTTGTAGCTCGTAGTATATCTGCTGGTATTCCAATAAGAGGAATAGAACTCAATAAAGCTAGTTTTGCAGATTCTGTGTCTCCGTTTATCAATCCCGTAATTGCGTCATAAACTCCTTTAATATCTCCAACTATTGGTAACAAATCTAAAATAATTTCACCGTAAACAGAATTTTTTGCTTGTTCTTTTGCCCATTCTATATCCAATCCTGCTGCTTTCATTGCCTGACGTTCTCTTTGTCGGGCTCTCATTTCAGCACCATCTTCAGATAATATAATTAATCCCTTTTTTATAAGGATTCTTCTTTCTTCCAATATTGAATATAGAATTGGGTTTTTTGGTTTCATCTTTTAAATAAGTTAAACAAGTTGCTGGTGATATTATTGCTATATGCTTTGCAAGATGATTTTTGTTTTTGCATAGCAGAATCAAAAGTATTCAAAACATTGGAAATTGCTATTTTAGATTGCCTGGAGCTATTTACGATACCATCTCTGGTTTCATAAATATTAGGACTAACGTTATTTTGTTTAAAATTAACCACCTGTTTTACTGTCGAAACTAAACTTGATGGTTTTGGATTGGGATTTGGTTGGTGTGTTTTTCCTAAAAAATCCTTGACTTGCCAAAAAAATTGTTTATTATTTGTATTATCCATGACTGTAAAATATTTAGATTTACATAAATACTTAAGAAGTATGAAAAAACAGGTCCTCCTGTTGAATCAAGATAACACTCCCCTGAATATCATTACGATTTCAAAAGCTTTTAAATTGTTGAATAAAGATAAAGTATGGGCAGATGAGACCACCGGGGAATATTATGAAGTTATCTCTGTCTCTAAAATTATTAAGATTCCTAAAATTTTAATTTTAAAATATTACGTTAAACTTCCTTATAAGAGAGTTCCAGCAACTCGTAAAAATATTTTTAGCAGAGACCAATATGTTTGCCAATATTGTGGTAAAGATCTTTGCGACAAAACAGCTACAGTAGATCACGTTGTTCCCCGATGTAAAGGTGGTGGTTCTACTTGGACTAATATGGTTGCTGCCTGTAAATCTTGCAACCTCTCAAAAGGAAATAGAACACCAAAAGAAGCAAAAATGCAAATGCGGTCAAGACCGAAGGAACCGTCCTATGGATTCTTATTTGATCACATGCTAATTACTTTTAAGAAAGATAAAAATGCCTAATTATTCATTTAAATGTGAAGGTTGTGATCATTGTTTTGAAACATTTTTAAAAATGTCTGAAAACAACCAACCAACAAAAGAACCTTGTCCAAAATGCAAAAAGAAAAAAGTTGTAAAAAATTGGGCAGAACAAATAAATTCTATTGCAGTCGATGCCACTCTTACTCCAACTAAAGTCTGTGGAAGTGCTTGGAATGAAGTAATGGAAAAAGTTAAAAAAGCTGCCCCTGCCCACAAAAAAGATCATATTGAGCAAAGCAGAACTTTTAATGCTGGCCGTTTTGTAAGATAAATAATTTTATGAAATATACCGTTCAAAAAATTATAATGGATAATGCGGTTGTATATAATTTTCTTTATGAAAATGAACTACTTGGTCACTTGATTGACACTGAAGATTCTAGAGTATTAGTTTCTGCTGGCGATACTTCAATTATTCCAATTGTAGAATCTTTTAATTTTTCTGGAAATTGCTGGGTTTTAGATGAGGGTGAATATAAACTTTATACCCTAAACCCATCTCCAGAACTAGAGCCTTTATACGAATTTAAAGTTGTCAATCTTGAGGACAATCTTTTAGTTGAATCAGAGATTTCAGAATAAAGTAACTGTCTACAATATCAGTTACTGGATTGGTCAGCTTTAGCTGGCCAAATTTTTTAATTAAGTCAACCCCAGTTTCTTTCATAAAAGCCTCATACATGGCTTCTTTATCAGCATTGCCCTTTCCTGTAGCAATTTTTTTAGCCCTAGATGGCTCAATTATAGTAACCGGTATAGCAGCCTTATAGAGCTTATGCTTTAGGATACCCATGTTTTCCGCCAGATTGAACACGCGGCCCTTAGAACCAAAGGAATAGCCCTCTATGGCCACGTCTGAGGCTCCTACGCAAAGGTTAATGGCCCAATCAGAAATTGTGTCAAATCTATCCACATCCTGGATATATTCTTGAAAAGATTCACCAGTAATATTCGGCAAAATTTTATCAGCAAATTTTTTAGTATTTGTCAGATAATAAAAAAAACAATTATCAAATTTAAATGGTTGGCGCTCGTCATAAAGACATAAGCACGGGCAAGTTATAGAATAGTCAATTCCAACCAGCATATAGAACATAGATATTTATACCGTTGTCAGAGATGGTGGTTCCTGAGTAATACGATGGAGGTTACTTCGAAGGCTCCAAAAGGATTACGTGGAACTACCCCACCATCCCCGACAAAAATATTTATAAAAAAATCCTCCCCTTTGTTGAGGAGGATTTTTATTTAATAATTAAATTTTTTTATTTATAAAGATTTTCCGGGAAGGCAGTTGGGAATTTAACACCTTGATTTTGTCTACGCCTTACCGCTTCAAATCCTTCAGGACTTGCTACAAGTTCGCCACCTTCAAGATCGAATCCCAAACCAACATCAGTATTAAGATCTTTTTCAATTTGCATTCTATCTTTTGCTGAAGGAGGAGTTAATAGTCCCATCATGTTGACCGCCATATCCGTTGCCAAATTAATATTTGGTGATCCGCTTACACTGGAACTACTAGGCATTCCCTGTCGATTTACGGTATTTGTGCTGCGTGGAGTTGTTGAAACATTATTCTGGTTAGTATTTGTTTTAATTCCGCCAATAGCTTGAGACGGCATCTCAAATTCATTTTCAACTTGTGCCAATCCTCTAGCAATTTTTTCTTGTGTTGTTCTCTCTGCTTTTTTTGCTGCACCGGCTACTTGTGTCTCTGATTGTGATGGTGTACCAGTTGCTTTTAATACACTGTCTGTATATCTACCCCATTTAGTATTGAGATCTGTAGTTTTTATTTCATCTTTTATACCAAGAGTCATAGCTGCAGACCTTAATTTATTTTTTAAATCTTGAACAGCTTTTTCATCATTTTGATCAACATAACGCATACCTTTTTCTAATGCTTTTTCATACCAATCTTGTGATTTTCTAGCATTGGCTACTGCTCTAGCATTTACTTCAACGTCTTGATAAGAATATTCCGGGTACTCAAGTGTATTTGTATTACTTTGCCGCGGTTTGCCGATGGCAGGTGCATTTTTAATATTTCCAGGATTAATATTTGGTGATGTTGATAAAATTATAGGGTAGTATTGTGGTTTTTTATTTTGGGCTATTTGGGCTAAATCTTGATAAGCGTGGGCCATTTCATGTCTGAAAACAGTACTTTCTGGTTCTAAATCTTTAGTAGGATTTTTGATATTAAACAATTGAGCTGTTTTTGACCCGGGAGCATAAAACCCAGCATATTCAGGATTGTTTCCTCCTGAAATTACAGAAATAGGAGAAGAAACTGTATTATCTTTAGAAGATACTGTAAAATCAGACCACAATCCTGGAGACATAGAGTTTGTTACCGGATTATGTACTCCGTACAAACCAAGTTTATTTTGTTGTCTTATTCTATTTTCATAACTTTTTATAGCAGATAATTGATTCTCTATAGAGGGCGCTTCAAGTAAAAATTGTTTAAATCTTAGCATACTAATATTTATAACCCCCCAGGATTGCTCCTAGGGGGTTATATATGCTCCTCCGACTGGAATCGAACCAGTGACATGGAAGTTAACAGCTTCCCGCTCTACCGACTGAGCTACAGAGGATTGAGGATCAGACTATCTGGCAACCTCCAGCACTGCAGGCAAATTCCTTTGCCGACTCAGTATTGTCTTCTGCTTCATATTTAGAGAGCTCCTTGAAGTTAACTTTAACTTTCGGATGCGCTGCATATGTTGCAGAATCAATTTGCTCAAATGGAGCCTGAGCGTATGTGTGATTGTCGCCACCGGGAAGGAACGAGATGCCTGTTGCGACATCGAAGTTTTCCCAGAGCCAGTTACCGACCTCAAGGAACTCGGAGTCCTTATAGTTGACGGTGATTGATGGCTTGTGGTGACAGTAATGTTCCTGATAAGTCTTCCAGAGATCCAAGTGATCCAATGCACGGAGATCTTCCGTGGTGATTGTGCCTCTTGGGGCCTTCATGGCAAACGTGAAGACCGCTGTGTTATTAGGATTAATCACATCATCTTCGCAAGGAACGCCTTGATCCTTCATGAGATTGTAAATCGGGTCCTTCTTGTCAATGCGAATTCTACGGTAATAGTGTTCCGCATAACGTGGGTGCAGACCCGATGCCGAATCGACCAAGCACGAAGTCGTGCCCTCTGGCTTGATGCATGTAATGGACTTGCTTGGATTGATACCAAGCTTCTCTGCCCACTTCATGTTCGTTGCCGTTGCATGGTCGCGGAGGGTTTCAAGTAGACGCACCAACTTTGGCTTACCCTCAAGACCGCTGGTCAATTTATTATCATAAATTCCGGTCATGCTGACACCTAGCAGACGCTCCTCTTCGCAGTTCTTCTTCCACTCGGGACGAAGGTATGGGAAGTTAGTGAAAGTAGATTGAACCGTACCAATGATAGTGGCAATTTCGATCTTCTTTTTCAAGGAAGCAGCAGTGTCATCAGGACGAACGACAACTGTTGAGAGATTGCAGAACTCAAATGGCTTGAGAATGATCTCCGAGCATGGATTTGTGCCATACTCACAGATCTCATCACGACCCCATTTAGCTGCTTGTTCTTGCAATGCCTTGCGGTTGATCATTCCACGCTCACCACTATGGCTGTTGTATAGTGAAGTCCATTCCTCAAGGAATTGTCCCATTGGAGGACGACCACGGTAGACAGCAGAGTTGTTTGCGTAGGAACGGAAACCAGCCTGCTCCCACCATGCACCGCTCTTGCAGAGAGCCATCTCACGATCCGAAAGATCGCTGAGAGAGATCATGGCCGAGCGACGAACACCACCGAC